ACTGTATGTGTATCATACAAGGCCCCTGACACTCTAAAGCGAATCACAATGGAACTCGCAATTTGCGAACCAGATACAGAACTTTCACAACTAATCTCTGGTGGTTTGCTGCTCCGTAAGAACTACGGAACTTTTGCATCCCCACAGAACAAGTCAATCGGTTGGGCCGCACCATCCGTTGGCGACGACCCAACAGGTAATGGCGTAGCACTAGAAGTATGGTCATTTGCTGTAGCAGATGGTCGCCGTACAGCAACCAACCCTTACTTCCACTGGGTATTCCCATACGCAAAGCTTCGCCAAAGCGGAGACCGCGTTATTGAAAACGGAATGCTTGCAACTACATTCGAAGGCTATGGCCTAGGAAATGTTGCTTTCGGTGCAGGTCTAGATGGCCGTTGGGAGTTCCCAGTAGCAACAGAGCGTTCATACTCATACGCTCGTGCAACATGGGCACCATCAGGTCTAAAGGGCTTCTATCGTTGGTTTGATGAGTCAACAAAGACCATCACCAACAAAGCTCTAACATCAAGCGTTGCTACCCTAACAACAGGTTCAGCACATGGATTCGAGGTAGGTCAGAGCGTGACAGTAAGTGGCGTAGATGCAACATTCAACGGAACTTACACAATCACAGCTGTGCCAAGCACAACTACTTTCCGCTATGCAAAGGCAGGAGCTGGAGATGTTACATCTACAGCAGTAAGCCCAGCTGGATCAGTACTTCGTAATCGTGGATACCTTGCGGTGTCAGATTTTGATTCACAAGGATCAACTTCTGCATACAATGTTCCAGGTAACGAGGAGTACAACGCAGATCTTCCAATCGACTTTATCATCGCGTCGACTGAGGATCCAACCGCTTAATTCCATAAGAAGGGCGGGCATGAGCCGATGTTTACACTACGGTCTTGTGCCCGCCTTACTTACTTAGAGACGAGGTGATTTCATGAGCAACCTATGGGTAACACCAGAAGAGTTAGATACCCCTTCGTCTGATTATGCTTATGAAGCTTGCAAGACAGCTTCTTATCTTCTCTGGGCCATGTCTGGTCGCAAATACAGTGGAATCACAACTGTTACAGAGCGTTATGTTTCTTCTTACGATCCATACCTTCGTTCAGGCGGATCTAGCCTTACCTATACACCAGTTCTAGTAGATGGCAATGTTGTAAATATTGCTTCTGGTGGTTTTAATCGTTATGCGGATGATGACTTTCAGGGTGATGGAACATCTGCCAACTCTCGTGTCAGACTTCGTGGTCGCAAAGTAATCAAGGTTCACACCCTTCGTGATCTTGACGGAAATATAATCGACCCAAGCAAGTATTATTTATCAGATCACTCCACCATTCTTGGTGTCCCAGGAGCTGGATGGTCTCCATCTCAAGTAGAAGTAACTTACACCTACGGCACTCAGCCTCCTACAGCTGGTCGTGCAGCAGCGAGACTTCTTGCTTCTGAGCTAGTAAAGCTTTATGAAGGCGACGATACCTGCGCTCTTCCACAAAGAGTTACAGCAGTTTCTCGCCAAGGCGTTTCTTACACAATTCTTGATAATCAAGACTTTATTGATGAGCTAAAGACTGGTCTTTATGCAGTAGATCTTTTCCTCAAAACTGCTAATCCAGATAAGGCTCGTGCTCGTGCTCGTGTCTTTAGCCCAGATCAGCCTCGTGCTCGCCGTATCACTGGCGCATCACCACTTTATCCACTTAGTGCATTTGACATCTATGTTACTGCTGATGGAGCATCAAATCTTTATTATTTCTCAGAAATTAATGGAGACTTTTTAGATTCAGACAATAACTGGACTATTCAAATTGATTTTTCAGATATAAACAATAATAAAACAATTGAGATACCTAGCGCAGCTGTAATTGATAGAGTTGCAAATACAGTTAGATTTAGCTGCACTTACAAGCAAGCTTTAGATGTAATAGGTCCTCGTGACCCAGGTATTCTAGATATGTATGCAGTTAGACCAAGTCTTGCAAACCCAGCAGTAGATGAAGTAGTTCATTTATTGTCAAGCAACATCATCACTCATCTCGGTGAGAGAACTATTCCAATATATACTGTGTAATTGTAGAACCAAGAGACAAGAGGACAAATGGGCTTAGAAGTAAATCCAGCAACGGTATCACCTGATGCTAAAAATTTAGCTAATCTTTTGCAGGGTGTATTAGATGCGGTTATAGCAACATACACATCTTACACAATGCCTTTGCCTGGCCGTAGATATTGGACTTTAGGAACTCCTGCAGTTGACTGCGAGCAGGTTGTAGTGACAATGCTGCAAATGTATATTGGAACTCCAGGAGATGAAGCAACATCTCCAAGACGCTGTAACGATCCTAGATCTGCAACTCTTTTAGTTCAAGTTTCTCGTGAAGTACCTACTGTTGGACAAAATGGTAGAGCACCTTCCGCTGATGCAATACAAGATGCATCAGAAATATCTGCGTATGACGCATGGATTCTGTTAGATAGCGCCAGACAGTTGGACCAATGGGATCCAGCAAATTTTGGTATGGGCGTTATTGCAACAGTAGAAACCAATGCCCCTGAAGGCGGGTTTCAAACCGTAACTATGACTATAACCGTGGCGGTTCCGTAATGGTTAAAGTCAGATTTTACGATGGAGTTTTAGATAACTTTCTTAACAATCCTAACGGAGAAGTTGGAAGATATCTAAAAGGAAAAGGAAATGAAATTCTTACTCTAGCTAGAGCTCTAGTTGGAGTGAGAACTGGAACTCTTAGAAACTCTCTTCATATGAGACATATGAAAGATCCAAGAGGTCAACATATCTGGGTAGGTTCTACTTTAGATTACGCTTTAGCTCATCACGAAGGTACAGGTCCAAGAACAATTGTTCCAAAAAGTGGAAAGATGCTTAGATTTGTGTCCCGTGGTCGGGTTGTTTACACGCACTCCGTGCAACATCCAGGAACTAAAGCTAATAAATATCTAAGTAACGCCTTAAGAGCCAAGATATAATTAAACCAACGACAGATAAGGAAAACTGATGACATCACGATTCAAAGACTTTGGATCAGGAGAAGGACACAACTCCGAGCCAATGTCCTTTAAGCTACACGGAGAAGAGTTCGAGTGTATGAAAAATCTTCAAGGTAGCGTAATTCTAAATATAGCTGCCAAAGCCTCTAGCGGAAATACTGCAGATGCTGCGGACACAGTTAAGGACATCTTCTCTAAAGCTCTAACTAAGGAGAGCTATGAAAGATTTACAAGACTAATCGAAGACCCAGAAAAAATTGTTACAGTGGAGACACTTGGAGCAATCACAGCTTGGCTAGTAGAACAGTATTCAGGCCGCCCTACGCAGGGGCCAGAGCAATCTCTGAGTGGGCAGTAGAGCTCTGGCCTTATTTGAATGGAAAAGCACTAGTGAGCGGACTTCAATTAACTGAAATGAGTATGTCAGACATGCTTGATGTCTTGCATTACTACATGGAAGAAGATTTTATGGTCAATTCTGCTGAACAAGCAGAAGCTCGTGATAAAGCTAGAGCTGTTCTATATAAACTCATTTACGATAAAGAGTTTAAGCTTGGACAAAATAAAAACTATTCAAAACCAACAGCTTCAGGTTTTGAAGAAGATGTTCTTGTCCCTGTGGATCCTACAAAGGAGCCCACAAAGTCCTATATCCCACCAACGGACTTCAATCCAGATCTAGTCAAACCATTTGGGGATAAATTAGATGCCCCATTCGAGCATTAGGAGGTGACGGCATGGCAGTTGTAGGTGAAGCATCGGTAATTGTTCGTGCCGTTACCACTGGTGTAAAAAACGATATCCAAAGAGCCTTTGATGGCGCTGATCGTATTGGAGAGCGTGCTGGTGCAGACGCTGGATCAAGTTTTAGTAGAGGATTCAGAGATAACAATAATATCTCTGCATTATTTGGTAGATCTTTATCTCAAAGAGATATAAATGTATTTAAACAAGCTAGAGAACAATTTTTATCTCTAGCAAGAGTTGGATACACTCTCGGAGCTTCACTAACAGCTTTAGGCGGCGTTATAGGTGGAGTTGTAGGAGGTTTAGGTGTTTTAGTAGCCGTAGCTGCTGGAGCGACTCCAGCCTTGCTTGGCTTATCTGGGGCATTTTTAGCGGTTGCTGCATCTGCTGCAGTTCTTAGAGCTGCATTTGGTGGGGTTGGCGAAGCTATATCTGCTGGAGCAAAAGTAGGACAAGATGCTGCACAAAGTGCAGAAGCTTTAAGACTTGCAAATCAGAGACTAGCAGATGCTTATTACAATTTAGATGAAGTAAACAGACAAAACGCTAAGAGAAAAGCTGAGGCAGTCGAAGCTGAGTCTGATGCAAGTCAAGCAGTTGCAGATGCTGCTCTCTCTGTTGAAAGAGCAGAGAGAACTTATAGAGACGCAGTTAAGGGAACAGAAAAAGCTCTTGAAGAAGTAACAAAAGCTCGTGAAGAAGCTAAAGAAGCAATTCAGCAACTTCGCTTCGAGCTTGAAGGTGGAGTCATCTCCGAGAAGAAAGCACGCCTTGAGTTTGAAAAGGCTCGTGACTCCTTACAGCGTGTTCAAGATCTCCCACCTAACTCTCGTGCTCGCCGTGAGGCTGAGCTTGCTTTTGCTGAAGCAGATCTCAATCTTCGTCGTG